TTCGTTGGGGCTTTATCTGGAATGAGAACAGTGAGGGGCCGTATACTAGCCCAGCTACTCTAGCAAGTGGTGGTGCTCCAGGATCCGATGACGTTGGTGGCGGTATTGGTATGGATAGCTCATTCGGTAACTACTCAGCCGGTGATCAGATCAACTGCTGCCAGACATACACAGGTATTAACCGTTCAGCACGAGTAGAAATCTACGTGAGGTAACAATGGCTATTAATTTCCCAGCTTCTCCCACCCCTGGACAAAGCTATACATACGGAACTCGTACTTGGCAATGGACAGGTGTAGCCTGGATCTCTGTATCAACAACCTCCGGACCTACAGGTCCAACTGGTGCTGCGTCTACAGTTCCTGGCCCTACCGGTCCTCAAGGACCTACAGGTGCTACAGGTATCGCAGGTCCGACAGGTGCTGCTTCAACTATTCCAGGTCCAACAGGACCAACGGGTGCCCAAGGTGCTAGCATTATCAATGTAGATGGTGGTGGGCCCACAACAAATTACGGCGGAGTTGCCGCTATTAACTTCGGAGGAGTCTGATGTCTATTCAGCTACAGTTACGTCGTGGAACAGCCGCACAATGGACTGCTGCTAATACTCTATTAGCCCAGGGTGAGTTAGCCCTAGAAACAGATACATCTAAATTTAAAATTGGTGACGGAGTCACTACTTGGAATTCTCTACCTTATGCTTCAGGACCTGCGGGTGCCTCAGTAACGGGTCCAACAGGACCTACTGGCGCTGCAGGAGCTGCAGGAGCTGCAGGAGCGACTGGACCTACAGGAGCCCCCGGAGTAACTGGTCCTGCTGGAACGCCTGGTGATACTGCTTTGAACGCACAGGTCATTGCAGATGCTAGAATGGGTATTGGATTTTACTTCCCTAAGAACATTAACACAACTTATGTAACAACCGCAACCTCTGTTATACCGCCGATTTACCTGATCTAGGAAGGTCTACTAAATGTCAAGAAATGTATTGCAGGAGACAGATTATACTTTTAATCCGTCTACTTATACCCTTACAATTAACGAGCGTTGGATTCGTCCTGAGCGCATCATGCTCATTACTAACGTAACACGTAACGTTACTCTTTACAACTTCTCAGATCCTAGCACCTCTTATACCTCAGTAACCTCGGTTGATAATGGAACGGGTATTCTTTCTACCGTAATTGTTCTAAACCCAGCTAAGTTTAGTGGCGTAACAATGTTGTCTACTGACAATATCCAGGTATATGTCGATGAATACGCTCAGACTACCATTCCGGATGAGACTCTAACTGATGGTGCTCAGAAGCAGCGTGTTTCTACACCGCAGTCCTTGATCGATACCGACTTTGAATATTCAGTTCAGCCTTCTAAATGGGAATCAATCTTTCTTACATCTAACTACCCTAGCTATTTTGCTAAGCCTAACGGCGGTAACTCTATTGCAGCAACATCCATTTATGGTGATGGAACTTCTCCCCGCTCAATTATCACAGTAACAACCTCGGTTCCTCACGGCCTTTCAGTAGGTCAGGTAATAAACGTTCAAGAAACTCAAAACTATCGTGTAGAAGGAACCTTCCAAGTTCTTTCAGCACCTACTATCTACACCTTTACATATCGTGGTCGTGGAGTTGTATCTGGTGAAACTATCTTCCAGAATGACTCTGTAGTCTACGGTGGAGACGTATTTGATGGTGCACACATCCCAGGCGGTAACTTTGCTGGACTAGGAACCCTTCCCCTTGGTCAGGCATTAGTAGCACCAAATACAATGAATCCATGGTCTGCTTCAACAGACAACGGAACACCTTCTACTATTACAGTAACATTCCAGTACCCTCATGGAATCTATCCTGGTGCAACCATCTCTATTTCTGGAACTAACTCCTTTGATGGTGACTATGTAATCAAGCAGGTACCAACGGTAAACACCTTGGTATTCACTGCATACCAGCAGTATGGCTCAGTATCTGTTCCATCTACTGGACGTATCATTACTAAGTCAGACGGTTACGTTATTCACCGCCCATACGATGCCGGTGTTGCTATTACAACTTACAATAACGTACCAGGTCTTCAGGCTATTCGTCAGACACGTCGTTATTTCCGTTACCAAGCGGGTAAAGCAGTCCAGTTCTCTACTGGTGCAAAGTTAACCCCCACCTTTAATATTGATGCAATCTCAATGGGTGCGGGCTCTGTAGGACTCCAGACAGTCACCGTAACAACTATGGAAGATCATGGGTTGCAAGCAGGTGCTGTTGTATACATTGAAAATATTCAGACTTTAAACTCAAATGGTTACAATCCTTATAACGGAACGTTTACAGTTACTGCTGTAACAAACTCGAACGTGTTCCAATATAAAGTTACCCTTACACAGGCCGTATCATTTAGTGATTTGACACCTAATGGACAGTCCTCATACGCACATGCGATTAACTGGTGGGGTGCAGAGACTCGTTCTGGAATGTTTGATGAGCAAAACGGTTTCTACTTTGCCTATGATGGACAAGAGATTTATGTTAACCGTCGCCACTCAGAGAAGGTACTAAGCGGCCGTCTTAACTTGACACAGTACAGCCCACTAATCACTGGTGTAGGAACTCAGTTCCGTAAGCAGATCGTGGCCGGTCAAAAGATTGTAATCAAGGGTTCTTCTTACCTTGTTACTGCTATCTCTTCAGATACCCAGCTTTACATTGCCCCAGCTTATAAGGGTGTTTCACAGACCGGTGCTCGTGCAACAATCACACAGAATATCCGTATTCCTCAAGCTAACTGGAACATGGACAAGTGCGATGGTACTGGTCCTTCTGGCTATAACCTCGATCCAAAGCGCATGCAGATGATCTACATCGATTACTCTTGGTATGGTGCTGGAACTATTCGTTTCGGTGTTCGTGGTCCACGTGGAAATATCATTTACGTACACCGTATTGTTAACTCTAACGTTAACCAGCTTGCTTACCAGAAGTCAGGTAACCTGCCAGCTCGTTACGAAGTAGATAACTCACCGATTACATACGGCAAGATGGTTGCTGGAGGTTCTGGTGTAATCGGGTCTCAATTAGCACCTAACGATACGACTATGTACGTTCAAGCTGATGCTATTTGGGAATGGGCAAATCCAGGTTATATCGTAGTTAAGGATGATACTAACCTTGAAATCATGCAGATCTCATCTATTGGTGCGTTGAATACAACTCTTAATGCTTATCCAATTACGATCTCACAACGTCGTGCCTCAGTAACCATGACATACCCCGACCAGCCATTTACATACTCAGGTACATTGAACCCAGTAACATTTGCTGCTGACTCTTCATTTACAGGAACTGGTGGAAACGCACAGGTTTCAGTCCTACCTATTACTCAGAACTGCGCACCTATCATCCAGCACTGGGGTTCTTCAGTAGTTATGGATGGCGGATACCAGGCTGACTTGCTCCCAATCTTTACAGCTGGTATGACTAAGTATCAGCAGATTGCGGCCGGTGTTACCCGTCCATTGATCGCAATCCGTGTAGCCCCTACAGTGGATAACGCTCAAGCACGTAACTTCGGTATTCGTGAGTTGATCAACCGCATGGCCCTCCAGCTTCAATCTGTGGGTGTCCAGACTAACGGCTCATACCGTATCGACGTTATCTTGAACCCATCGTCTATTAGCTATAACACCCTTACCACTGCTCAGCTTGCTGCTACCCGTTCTACAGTTGCAGGAACCTCAGGTCAGAGCACGATCACTATCTCTGACGCAGCTCTGAATACCGGTGGTACTACAGGCCTTCAGGTTGGTATGACTGTGTCTGGTACAGGTATTGGATCTGGTGCGTATATCACAGCTATCAGTGGTTCAGTGGTATACCTAAGCGTAGCTAATACAACCACAGTGTCTGGAACTATTACCTTCACACCTCAGGTTGGTTATACAGGTCTACCTAACGACTGGACCCGTGACTCTGTTGGTCAGTCCTCTTTGGCTCAAGCTATCTTCTTCGATAATGGCTATGGTCAAGGAGCTATCCAGACCGCATCAGCAGTAGCCCAGGGCGGTGACTCTATCTTCTCGTTCTTCTCTGAAAACGGTGGTGGAGCTTCAAACTACAACTCTTCTGTGTACTCTCTTATTGGTGCAAAAGACATCGGAAACTCATACATGTCTGGTAACGGAAACGTCTCTACCCCAGGATTCCCTAACGGTCCTGACGTATTGGTGATTTTGGCTACCAACATCGGTGCATCGTCATCACAAATCTCAGCTCGTTTGTCCTGGACGGAAGCCCAGGCATAATCTCCTTACTTAAAGTATCCAGGTTTGTCAAATCTGATATACTTCTAGAAACCTTGGAAAGCAGGTAATCCCCACAATGACAAGCTACGCAACACTGCAAACGCAGATCAATGCGCTAACTGCGGACATGACAACCACCCTTGCTGGTGGAGTCAGCTCAGCATCGGACTACGCATACTACGCAAACGCTTTAGTAACCCTCGGTTCTGTTTTGGGTGTCAATGACATTGTGGCAGCCACATCAAACCAGGTATCTACTATTACAACAACAGGAACAACTCAGGTTGGTCTCGTTAACACCGCTGGAACTACTCAAGTATCAGCAGTAAACTCTGCAGGAGCCACTCAGGTTGCTGCGGTATCTTCAACAGCAAGTAATATCCAAACCTACGCATACATGGGAGTTCTAGCATAATGGCTACACCTACAGTAACACTTATTCGTCGTGGTACCGCAGGTACTACCGACTCTGGCGTAAGCATCACAGCATCTACAGCCGCAATCATCACTAACGTTGTCTTGTCAAACAAGACAGCCAATACCCGCTACGTAACACTTACAGTTGGCGGATATTCTTTCTGCACAAATCTTCAAGTTCCAGCAAACGGAACAGTTAACTTTGATGCACGTCTTGTTGCTAACCCAAGCGACTTGGTAGTAGTAACAGCAGATGCTGCATCAGCAGTAGATTTCTTCATCTCTGGCGTATACCAGTAATAACTCAGGACCTAAGGACAGGTAGCTAACTAATGGCAATTTCTTCATATAAAGATCTCGTTGTCTTTCCTAACGACAACTCTGGTCGCGTCAATATCAAGGAGCAGGTTTTTACCACTAGTGGCACCTGGACAGCTCCAGCAGGTGTAAGCTCCGCACAGGTCATCCTTGTTGGTGCCGGTGGCGGTGGCGGTGGTGGATCACAGTACTCAGCAGGTGGTGGTGGCGCCGGTGGTGCCGTCGTAGTTCAGAATCTTTCTGTAACACCAGGTACTGCTTACCCAATTCTAATCGGTGCAGGTGGACAAGGTGGCCTCGGCGCACTTACCGCCGCATCTGATACAACCTCTACTCTTCCAGGAACTAACGGTGGTACAACCACATTTGGTTCTGTAACAGTATGGAACTACCTCACTAACCCAGACTTTGACCTTAACGTTCTTGGTTGGGATCCAGAAGTTCTCTACCGTGGTGCTACAGGTATCTCGGGACAATCTTCTATCGAAGTATTCCCTAACGCTAACGGTATCGTTGTTGGACAGTACGTCTACGGTGGATCAGCAGTTACAACTGCTTCTCCTGAAGTTGCAACAACAACCTCAGGTCTTGGATCTAACACCCAGGTTTCTTCTGTAGTCGGTAACATTGTTAACTTGACAGTGGCTAACTCAGGTGCTGTTTCAGGCATCGTTCGTTTCGACAACGGTGATTCAACCATCCAGCAGGGCCAGATCTTGTTCTATCAGACAAACCAGGTTGGTATTGACGCACTTTCTGGTACGAATACATTTACTAACAACAGCTACTCTTCTAATCAGAGTGCAAACCTTTCTAACAACCTTCTCCCACCTCGTCTTGCTCAGCTTGAAGATACAACACTTATCTCAAACAGCTTGATTCAGCAAAACGGTACAGCATTTGCTACCTTCGCTTTAACTAACTCAGGTCTTCCTGCTAAGTTAGCGGAACAGGTTGGTTCGGTTCTTACAACAACAGGTACAGGTAACTCTGGTTCTTACCAGCTAACCTTGGCTAGCACAGCTAACCTCTTGCCTGACATGTTCCTTGTTGCTGCAGGTTACCTCTCAACTGGTACCTTCATCGTCAACATTTCAGGTAACGTTGTAACCCTTAACCAGACAATTGCTACAACGATGTCTTCTACCCCAGTTGTTGCTTCTTATGCGGGAACTGTAGGGCAGAACTCACTTAACGTCGTTACCGGTTCTGGTGTTTCTACAGCCTCACCTTCATGGGTTAACTTCACCTCCTTTACAGGTACAACTGTTTCAACTGGTGGTGTCACAACTACCGGTTCTACAGGTATCCCTTATATCCCAGGTCAGACCTACACCTTGTCTGCGTACATCTACTCAAACGCCACTGTTACAACAACTACACCGGTTTTGTTCCAGCTTCGTTCTGTTGGTAACTCTTACAACGCAGCAGTTAACGCTAACTACCTTGGTGGTACAACCTCAGGAACTACCTCTTCTATCGATGCTGGTCAGGCAAACGGCTTCTTCGTACGTCAAGGTCAGCCTGCTCCTCTTACAGGATATGGTGCTTCAGTAACCACATCTTCTTCAGGAACAAACGCTCAGGGTGCAACAACAATCACCTTGACAAGCACAGCTAACCTTATTGCTGGTATGACTGTATCCTCTTCAGTAACTGGTCTTGCATCTGGTGTAGCGATTTCTTCTATCGTTAACTCAACTCAGATCGTAATCGGAACTGCTCTTACAGCAGCCCTTCCAGCCTCTACATCGATCACCTTTGGTACACCAACCGGATCGCAGTTTATTCCTGCAGGATGGCGTCGTGTATCAACAACCTTTACAACCCCAGCAATTGCTGCAACACTCTCAAACGGAACATACGCCTACGGTTCAACACCTCAGTTCGTATATCCAGTTATCTTGTTCCAGCAGCCAAGCACAACCTTCTGGGTCGACAACGTTCAGCTTGAACTTGGTGGAACCCCAACAACATGGCAGCCTCCTGTTTATGGCTTTGAAACCTCTATGGTTCTTAACTCATACACAGCCACGACTGGCAACATTGAAACCGCTCACCGTCCAGTACGTGTTACCGCAGGTACCACTTACTCAGCTTCTATGTGGGTTTATGGCTCTGGTCTTGCTAACCAGTATCGTCCAATCAACGCATTTATTGAATGGCTTGATGCTGATTACAACGTTCTTTCACGTTCTGTTGGTCCAAACATGTTCCTTGGTTACACAGGATATGCTGCTAACGCAACTGAAATGCCAGCCGCTAACTACGGTGCTCGTGTTGGTGTAAACGGTGCAGTGGCTCCAGTAGCAACTACATCCGGTTACCAGCCAGTGGCCGCAGCTGCTTACGCTCGTGTAGGTTTCTCCGTACTTAACGGTGCTCAGTCAGCTACTGTGAACAACATTCAGTACAACATGCTCTACCCTGTACTTGAAGCTTCAGCAACCGCAACGCTTCCAAAGCGCCCTGACGGTGCAACGATCTACTACGAAGGTCAGACTGGTGCTTCCCGTTTGATCTCCGGATGGACTCTTGCAGCAGAAGGCGGCGGAGGTGGAGGTACCTACAACTCTAACAACATCTACTGGATGTTTGGTATTCAGGGTGCTAACAACGGCGGTCACGCAGCTTACAACTCAACTTCAGCAGCTCTTGCTCTTGCTGGCGGTGGTGGAGGATCTCTCACACCTGGTCAGAATGGTCAGAGCTTCTTGCAGTCAACATCAGCTTCAACCACAATGAACTGGACAGGTGGATGGCAGACAACCGCTGCTTACACTCAACCTTCATTCCCTCAGCGTGGTAACAACGGCGGATTCGCCATTATGAATACCGGTAACAACAACACCGTAATCCCTGGCTACGCTGGTGATGGTGGACAAGGTACCGTTATCTCAGGTCTTAACTCTGGTTCACTTGTCGGCGTCGCCCTTGGTGGCGGAGGCGGTGGAGCTGGTTGGTCTACTTGGTCTGTATCAGGTACTAACGCCAACATCCAAGGTGGTGCTACCAACCTTACAACACCTACTGGTGCGCAGTTCAATGGACAGATGGTTCCAGGTCGTGGAGTAGCTGGCGGCGGTAAGGGTGGCGGTAACTTCATCGTCGACCTAACCCAGTCAACTATTACCTCTTGGGGTTCAGCTATGGGTAACTACTTTGCCCGTGGTATCGACGCTATTGCTAACACCGGTGCCGGTGGCGGTGGAGGTTCGACCAACTTTGGTCAGGCTCCAGATCAGCCAATCTTGCACTTCCCTGCAAACCTCGCTGTTTCATACGAAGCCGCTTCACCTGAGTACTACAAGTGGATCCCACTTTATAACGCCACAGATATTGAGCCAAGCTCATCTGCAGCGATTGTTTCAGGTTCTAACGGTCTTCGTATCACAGTACAGGATGACGGTAACTTCAAGGTCACAACAATGTCTCAGACATTCCAGATCTTGCCTCGTACAGTTATCACCATCCCAACGCTTGCAGCTCGTTTGACCTCGTCTCCAACTTCAACGATCAACAGCCCAGTGTTCTCAGGAACAACAAAGCGTGTACGTCCAACAATCCGTTGGAAGGATCAGACCAACACGATTATTCGTGAAGATCGTCCTCTCGTTGATATCGTCTTCACCGCAGTTAACACAACTAACTACCTCGGCGTTAACGGTACCTACACACAGGTTGGTGGCTGGACAACTCTAGCTGCACCATCTAACGCTTACTTGTTTGACGTAACATGGGAAGGTGACTACTTCGATGCCGGCGATACCGTCGATCTCGATATGTCAGGCCTTGCATACCTCGGTTACAACTCTAACGGTGGTAACGGATCAGACGGTCTAGCGATCATTCGTTGGTTCGATAAGCAAACATTCTAAGGTAAACTCTTAGGATGGCATATATAGCTCTAATGGACGGCAACCAGGTTAAACACCTGGTTGTCGCCACACTCGGTCAAGATCTCGGTCCAGATGTAGCCCACCTAACTCAGGTGGATGTAACAGATGCAGAACCACGCCCAACGGTAGGGTGGACATTTGAAAACGGTGTTTGGTATCCAGATACCCTTACGGGTGTCTCTCGTACACTATGGAACGGTACCGGCTTTGATGAAGCCGAAGAAGTTATTGAAGTAGAAGAAGTACCTCAGCGTAAGTCTTTGTTTAGAAAGAGGAAGTAATGTCAGTCACCTCAGTGCCACAGGTACTTGGACAGTCCCAGGATATTGTCCAGAATAGTGCTCACCTTTCTCGTGTTCAAGTATTTAACCTGACCAGTCCAGCCGCTGGAAGTTGGGGAAATTACAATGTAGCTACAACTCTTGGTGGTAAGCAAAAGGCTGCAATTGCTACAACTTCTACCCTTACAATAAATCCTACTGATGGTGCTTTTATTAGTTTGCTTAATTTAACATCAAACTTAACGGTTAACTTTGTGGGAATGCCTGGTACGTATGTAGACGCCTACGGTGTGACCATGTACCAGCCAACAGTATGGAGAGTCACTGTAGCTCCAACATCGTACACCCTTACATTTAATAACGTTGTGTGGGATGGTGGATCAGCACCGGCGAGCATTGGAAGCGGTGCTCCTACTCTTCTATTTACCAGTTTTGATGGGGTTACTATCAATGGCAAGCTACTTTACTCATTCTAAGGAATAGACTATGACACTTACCTCAACCCCAGCGGTACTTGTTGGCGCTAATACAGCGTACAACACTGCAACCGCATCTATTGTTAAGACAACTTTTACTAATCCCGCCTCTGGTGTTTACTTTAGCGCTTGGACAACTCCTTATATTAGAATTTTTAAACCGTCAACGTCTACTTTTTATGCGAGCATAGATGTAACGGCATACCCACTCCATCCTGTCGGTAACGATCTTTTTCCTTACGCAGGTACCACTCCAGCCAACATCTATGGACAAGTGCAGGCAAATAATCTAGGACAGACAGATGCTGCCAGTGCGGGAGTTGGACTTGGAGGGGTAATTGCTGCTCAAGTAGGCTCTAGTTTTTACGTTGAGTTTATACCAAACGCTGCTGGAAACTCTATCGTCTTTCAAGCTCAGTATAATGGATATGTACCCTTTACTCCCCAAATTAGATGGGAAAATGGTGGAAATCCACCCTCTGCAGTTCAAAGCTATCTCCTTGTTGAGATATTTACTACTGACGGCGTTTTATTTCTAGGAAGGGTAGTGGCACAGAACTAATGCCTATTACAGAATATCCACAGCCTATGCAAAAGAATACTCTTGCATACATTAACGCTGGAACAACTTACACAGGTTCATATACAACTGGAGTCTCTGGCACTGTCTCTTTAGGAGCACCTAATCAGAATATCGCTGGAAGCACAAATGCTGGTAGCGGGTACTCAAAGGTTGTTCTTTCTGGTAATGCAACCCTATCTTGGAATGTTGCAACTATGCCATCAACATACGCCCATAAGTGGTACTTAGAGATTTCTAACCCATCTACCTATACAGTTACTTGGACGGGAATTACTTGGCACGCTGGAACTGCTCCGGGACAGGCTACTACTGCTCGTAGCATCTATGAGTTCCTTAGCCCTGACGGTGGAACCACAATCTATGGCCGTCAAGTTATGTCTAACTTAGCTGGTACTAACTAACGCTATACTTAAGCTATGAAAATAGCTGTATACACTATTGCCCTTAATGAAGAGCAGCATGTAGCTCGTTGGGCTCAGCACAATAAGGACGCTGACTATCTTATGATAGTTGATACTGGATCTACAGATAAAACCGTAGAGCTAGCTAAGTCCCTTGGTATTGTGTGCCACACAATCAGCGTTAAGCCTTGGCGGTTTGATGACGCCCGTAATGCGGCCCTAGCCCTACTTCCAGACAACATTGACTATTGTGTATCCGTCGATATGGATGAGATGCTTATGCCTGGATGGCGTAAGGCTCTTGAAAAGACCAAGGTCACACGACCTCGTTACCAGTACACTTGGAACTTTAATCCAGATGGTACCCCGGGATTAACCTTTGGTGGGGATCACATCCACACACGTCATGGGTATCGTTGGAAGAATGCCGTACACGAGATCCTAGTCCCAGACCGCATTGAAGAGACGGCAGAGTATATTGATCTTGAGATACACCACCGTGCTGATGCATCTAAATCACGTGGACAGTACCTGCCTCTTTTAGCTCTTACAGTTCAAGAAGCTCCCAATGATGAGCGGAGTTCTTTCTACTATGCCCGTGAGCTTTTCTTTCACACCCAATATCCTCAAGCAATTGAGGAGTTTAAACGATACCTATCTATGCCCCATGCTCAATGGAAGCCAGAGCGTGCTGCAGCTATGCGTTACATAGCTAATATGGTTTCCCCAGATTTAGAGGAAATGATCAAGTGGTTTAAGGCAGCTGTAGAAGAAGACCCTGCACGTCGTGAAGCTTATGTGGAATTGGCTAAGCTTTACTATGAAGAAAAGCGTTGGGAAGAATGCCTAGAAGCATCTACTTTAGCTTTATCTATTGAAGAAAAGCCTTTGGATTTCCTATGTGAGTCATGGGCGTGGGGACCACAGCCTTGGGATTATGCTGCCATATCCTGCTATTACCTATCTACCACTGAATCTGATCTTGAAGAGGCTAAAGTTCTCTTAGAAAGAGCCATTAAATATGGCACTAAGGCTGTAGAATTGCAACCAAATGAAGTACGTCTTCAACAAAATCTTGCTTTCTATTTAAAGGAGCCTTCAGTTGGCAACAGCTTATAAAATCCTGGGGCAGGTTAATCCCACATCAGGCGTAGGTACAAATGAGTCGGTAATCTACTCAGTTAACAGCAACGTCCTCGGCTCAGTAATCTCAACAATAACTGTATGCAATACCAGCAGTAACACTGCCACGTATAACATTGCCGTACGTCAGGGTGGGGCTACCCTCTCAACAAAGCAATACATCGCTTACGGTGCTTCCGTAGCAGCCGGTGAAACTATCACCTATACCCTTGGAATTACCTTAGCTCCTAACGATCTAATCGGTGCGTATAGCACCAGCACCGGCTTGGCATTCCAGGCTTTTGGCTCAGAGCTCTCCTAAGGAGTAAGTAAATGGCAGTAGCAAAAAACGGGGTACCCTCAAGTCCCCTTAGATTTACAGACACTAATGCAAGCAGCAGACTGTTTGTAGGAACCAATACCCCTTCAAACCCATCTGATGGCGATGTGTGGATGAATGCCAGCCCGTTAAACAATGCTGGAAAGAACCTAATGTCTCAGGTCACCCTAAGCGGAGGAACTGTTAACCTTGCAGTAAACCCATCATATAAAGATGTATGTATCGTAATTCAAGGACTAACCGCTAGTGCTGCCGCTAACCTTACTATCACTTTAAATAGTGATGGCGGCACCGGCTCCTCTGATTATGCTGGAGCCATTATTGGTGGATCAACTATCACATCTGCTCTGTTTCAAGTACCACTATCTTCTGGAGTGACTACTAACGGATTGATCATAACTCTTCAAGATACTCAGGATACTACATCTTGGCAGATGGGACGTTTAGAGGGAAATAACGGAACAGCTATTATGGCAGCCGGTCTCTATAAATCTTCTGTAGCAATTTCTTCTGTAAACCTTGTATTGTCTACCGGCTCCATGTCAGGAACCGCATTAGTCTACGGAGTTAACTAATGACTATCGCTAAATGGAATGCATCTACAAATCAATGGGTATCGTTTGGATCTGCACAGATTAGTGCAGCTTCTCTAGGAATTACCGCCACATCACTCGGTGCTGTGGCCGTTTCTAACGGACAAGTAACAACCTCAAACAGCTCCCTCAATGTTGTAAGAAACACTACATCCTCTATTGCAACCCCTACAAATAGCCAGGGTCAAGATGGCGACGTCTGGTTGGTATACGTGTAATGACTGGTAAGGTAAACATAAATGGTACCTGGCGCACAATTTCAGGCGTCAATGTAAAAGTCGGTAATTCTTGGAGAACTGTAAGCCAGGGCTTTGTAAAGGTAGGAACCACTTGGAGACTTTGGTTTGCTGCCTTAATCTCTGATACGTTTACTCGTGCAGATACCACTACCGGTTTAGGCACCGCTGATAGCGGACAACCCTGGACCGCTCTTAGAGGCAACTGGTTTGTTAAAACCGGCGCTGCTACTACTACTGACAACCCTTCAACATACCCTATCGCCACTCAAAGCATTGGTCAGGGAGCAGCCTCAGTAACCCAAACTATTGATAGTGCCGGAGATGGAACAGGACTAGTTTTGTGGGCTACAGATAGCGGAAACTGGTTTGCTGTAACATCAAGTCAAAGCTCTACTAGCTGTAACTGTCAGACCTGTAATAACGGATACACTGCTTGTAATAGTAACCCTTGTGGATCTAATTCATATTGCAATAGCTCCGTATGTGGAACTAACGCTGGAAACCAATACTGCACATACGCTGGTAACCAGTACTGTACCCACAGCCCCTGTGGTACTAACCAGTACTGTGTACCTGGAAATGCGGCTCAAATATGCTGTTATGGATGTGGTTCTGGTGGTGGATACGGTTGTTATAACTACGTTAACGCTGCCGGACCTTGCTATCAAAACACCTACTATGCGGGATGCAACAGTTGTAACTCAGATCAGACCTGTAATACAAACGCAGGAACTCCCTACTATTCAGGTTGCAATAGCTGCGTTAGCGGAAACACCTATTATTCTGGTTGCAATAGCTGTTCCTATGTTGCTGGAACTAACTATTCCTGTAATTGCCAGACCTGTTACCCAGTTACTGTCCAGGTACTGCAGTCTATAGCTAATGCGGTAAGCCAGCTGTATCAGTGGACCGTAGCCTCAGTTATCAAGGCCTTTTCAGTTACAGCCAACCAAAATAATAAGAATATAGACATAAAGGTTTACTCTGATAATCTGGTAACACAGGTAGGATCTGACCTTGTCTACACGGCTACAGGAGCCACCGTATCAACCACCTATGGTATAGTTCTTTCACCTTCTTCATACAACCAGGGTAATTCCCTGGATGACTACAGCGCTACTCCAAATTACTAAGAAAGGTCAGCAATGACAACGCTCCCCCCACTACCACCAGTACCTCAACCTGTGGCGATTCCTACACAACCTTACTTTATAGCCCTCATTATTGATGGCGTTGTAAATCAGGTTATGAATCTTCAGGGTGTAGATGCTGCACGTTTCATGGCGCAGCCTACCTTCGTACAGATCGAGAATGGGCAAGCTCAAATGGGCTGGACCTACGATGCTGCTACGGGGGTCTTTACAAACCCTAATGCAAACTTAGCTTCTCCTCAAACTTTAGATCCAGTTACAGGTCTTCCTAAGGCGTAATATATAATCTTTTAATAATTCGGAGTATAAGAAGGAACATATGAAGCTTATTAGATTTGTGCCATCCACCGGCATTAACTCGTCCGTAGGTGTACCCCAACCAGCAAAGAACTTTGTTCCTGGTTGGTGGAAGAAGGGCGAGCTAGAGCTTTCTACCGGTGATCCCGGTATGAAGGCCTGCATACCCTTTTTAGATGTTTTGATCAGTGGATACATGTTAGTAACCCCATTTGATATCTTTGTTACTAAAAATGAAGACGGCACTCAAAATATTCGTTGGAACGCTCCCGATGGTTGGGAGGGATTTATTGGAGAACGCCCAGTTGAACTAGGTTCAACAATCCCACGTCCTGCTGGACACTCTCCTAATGGAATGGTCTGGAGCTCTAAGTGGGGTTGGAAAACTCCACGAGGTTGGAGCACTATTGTTACCCATCCCTACAACCATCATGATCTACCGTTTACTACACTTAGCGCATATATGGATAGTGACAAGTACTATAACTACGGTAATATCCCCTTCTTTATTAAAGAAGATTTTGAAGGAAGAATAGTCGCTGGCACTCCATTTGCTCAGGTTATTCCTGTAAAGAGAGCTTCATGGAAGAGTATGATCGACTTTGGTCTTTCTAATACAGCAATTAGACAGGGTTCAATAACCAGAGATAACGAGCACTTTTATAAGAAGTTTTTGTGGGTAAAGAAGGTATACAGATAATGTTTAAAAAGAATAAGCCATTTGTTGCAACCTGTATGAGCCTACCTAAATGGACAGCTCATAAGCTAGGTGAGTACTTAGTTAAAAAGACTTCTGATAGACGCCCTGTTGAAGCGGGGAAGATCACTGACCTACCTCCAGTAGTAGTACACAATATCGCTGTACTCATAGACAATGAGGTTGTTGAAGTTATAGGAGTAAACGATAGGTTAGCAGCAATACTACTAAGCGAGCCAGTGTTTATTAGCTTAGACCCTACTATTTACCCAGTACGCCCAACAATAGGTTGGACGTACGATAATGTGTCTAAAACATTTACTCCAGCTGAAGGAGAGACACTTGTCAAAAAAGATTGAGTTTCTAAGGGAAAATCCTGACCTGGATATTCTTGCTCCCGGTCCTGCATCTAAGTTTATCCCTGAATGGTATAAAGCCATACCTATGGTGGGCGAAGATAAGATCATCACTGTTAAAACTTGCATCCCATTTTTAGATGGAATGACTGCCGGGTACATGGTTCCAGTTCCCTGTGATATTGAATTCACAGGTGAAGAGTGGAGGCATAACTCCATCCTATCAAAACCGGTATCTAGTCACACAAAGTATCAGGTGACTAACGCTGAGATCGATGAAGACTTAGATGGAGAACATCCTTGGAAGTTCAATAGCAGTTTTAGAATTAAGACACCCAAGGGCTATAGCACCCTATTTACCCACCCAATTAATAGAACCGATCTTCCTTTTAAGTCATTAACTGCTGTGGTCGATACGGACGTACACCCTGTAGTAGTCAACTATCCCTTTCTTTTAAAGAAGGGTTGGACTGGAATTATTGAAGCAGGCACACCAATGATCCAATGCATTCCCTTTAAAAGAGAAGATTGGGAAATGGAAGTACGAGATAGCAAGAAGGGTGAGATGCAACATAACGAAGCATATAGAATCCTTAATCCCCCATTTGGTGTTTATAAGAAGAACTGGTGGCAGAGAAAGAGTTACAAATGAGTGAAGCAGATCGTCCAGCTAGACCTTGGGACCTCTTTAATAAAAAGATAGGCAGAGTTACAGAGACTGTAGCTGCTGCCCGCTATGAGATATGCCAGGGATGTGAGCACTTCATTGCCCTTACACATCAGTGTAAAGAGTGTGGTTGCTTTATGAACCTCAAGACTAAGCTCCCTAATGCTGAGTGTCCTGTAGGTAAATGGGGTCAGATGAACCTGAGCGCTGTACAATTGACAGACGAGGATCTTGAAGCAGGAGAGTAAACATGCGTGGTGAAAGAGTCCAGGGTCGTTTTACCATAGACTCTGAAAGAGCTAGCATAATCTCCGGCACTACCAAAGAGCTCGTCTACACAGTAGGTCAGTCTATTGACTGGTACTACTACGATCCTGCCCTTTCTTCTATTGACCCCATCTACGATGTGGGCGCTAATACTGGTGGTCGTATCTTTGATGGTCCCCACACCATTCCTGTTGTGCAGGCTGCTCTATTCCAAGGCGTGACCATGCAGGGAGATCGTGGTTTCTACAATACCGATATCTTGCGTGTGACCGTCAATATGGACGTCATTGAACAACACACCCCTATTTCTGGCTCAAGTTTCCCCAAAGCCAGCAAGATCCAGAACCTCACTGATAACCCAGATGAGTTTCTACGTGATCGTATTGTTTTTAGAAATGAAGTATTTACCCCAGATCAGATCCAGCCAAAGGGTATTATTAAGGGTAAGTACACACTGGTGACTATTGACTGTGTCCAGGTTAACGCCGAAGAGCTCGTCAACGATCCTCAGTTTACAACATTTGCAGGATACTCAGCATTTACGGATGATGGCGATGCCTTTTAAATCAAAGGCACAACGTATAGCACTCTACGCCAAAAACCCTAAACTTGCTGCGGAGTTTGAAGCTAAGACTCCTAAAGGAAAGAAACTACCAGAGAGAGTGAAGAAGAGTGGCAAAAAAAAGTAAAGAGCATCCAGGATTTAAAGCTGTTCAAAAGAAAGTAGAAGCCGAAGGCTATACCAAGGAACAAGCTGGAGCCATTGTTGCTTCTAAGACCCGCAAAGCTTCTGCTTCTGCAAAGAAGAAGAACCCAAATCTAAAGAAGGTAAAAGGATAAATGGCAATCTCTCATGGAATCGTGGCTTTAAATAGCTCAACAGCTGTAGCTTTAAATACCGATACTGTAACCCAGAACTCCGTAACAGGAGAGAACTACGCCGCTTGGGCTAGATGCACACTCTCTGTTCAGAATGTTGATCTTTCAGCTACCGTATATCTTGGTGGTTCAGGAGTAACTTCTTCAAGCTATGGAGTTCAACTTGCTCCGGGAGCAACCGCAAGTCTTGATGATCTAGGTCAGTCAGACACTATCTATGCTATCTCTACTGGTTCATCCAGCGTAGCAGTATTGCAGTACACCCGATGAGCATTAAAATAATCACTCCACCAACACCTCTTTATTACGGCAACTTTTCTAGAAGTACCAGCATGTCTAGCGCCGGCACAACCTCAGATAACGTCATTAGCTGGGATACAACAAACCTAAGTAAGGGTATGTCTATAAACTCAGACACTACTAAGATCGTGTTTGCAAATCCGGGTACTTATAACCTTAACTTTTTAGGTCAGTTTAACTTCACTGGCGGTACAAGCGACTACCACATTACAACATGGTTTTCTAAAAACGGTGTAATTGTGCCATCATCTGGATTTACGTTTACCACGGCCTCAGCGCAAGGCTCACAAGTTTTAGCAAACATTGAGTCCCCAATTACTGTTGTACCAAATGATTACATTCAATTTCATTGGTGGTCAGGTGCTTCTGGAATGTCACTTCTTGCTACAGCGGCTGGTACTAACCCGACTCGCCCAGCATCTCCATCAGCCAACTTAACTATTTATAACGTAGGATAATTATGCCAAAGAGTAAAGTTCGTAAAAAGACCGCTACCATTCAGGGTCAAAAGCACGTCGTTACACAAAAGCCTGGCGGGGACGTTATGCTTAACCATCCGGATGAAAAGTCTGGAACTTCACACAAGAAGATGAATCTAACCGAGGTAAGTAACGGTCGGGTAAAGAACCCCCAGCAGGGTATAGCGGGTGCTAAGAAATGGCACTCCACTCACAGAAAGACAGGATGATGCCAGATATTGACGCAGCTACAACAGACGACGGGCTTCACCCAGAGTTTGTATTAGACTTAGATACACCATCAGAAGAGGCTCCAGCAGAGGAAGCCCCAACAACCGAACAGGGAGAATAACTATGTGCAAAGCATGTGGATGTGGATGCTCAAAGCCTAATTGCAAGGGTGCTTGCAAGAAGACTTCTAAGCCAACCACTAAGAAAGGCAAGTAAATGCCAGAGTGCAAGTGTCAGAACTGCACCTGCGGTAAGGGCGGATCTAATGGCTCACAAGGATAGTAAGTTTGAAAAGGGCATGACTCCAGCTCAAAGAAAAGCCTTTGAAGAGCAGGATGAAAAGAACGATGCCAAACTAGCCAAGAAGGTCAAGAAGACCGTAAAGAAGAAGAAAAAGAAGTAAGGATTAGCCCCACTATGTGGGGCTTTTTCATTTATCCTTGTACTTGACGCCGGAGTAATCCGGAACCCTGCTGCTGTACCTGCGCCTTCATCTGGAGGATTTATGATCTTATTAGTGCAACGACTCTTACGTAATGAGTCCGATGCTGACACACGTGAATTTGTCCGTGGAGTTACGGGATCTGCTGACCCTAAAAAGACAGACGTTAAAATCGCTGGCGGGTTAATTGCAGGATACCTAGCTTCAAGGCGTGGCAAGTGACATCACCAAGATCCGATTTTATAGCAGCGTTACAGCAGTCAATCTCAAACTTTGAAGCAGAGCAACAGGCCAAGCTACAGAGCCTGAATATTCCGCATGCAAAGAACCTGGGATTTAGCCTTGAGGACATGGTCCCTACCGTAACAGGTATTACAGACGACGCCTACCACGTGGAACTTGGTGGTGAGGATACTTCTGCTAATCCCATGATCAGGAATACCCTGAGCAGCATTTCTTATGACGACATTGCTAATCACTTTACTAAAGCTGCTAAAGGTAAGGGGCTTGCATAATGCCATTTGTATTAAACGAAGAGGCTGCCCTTAAAGCCCTACTAACAGGGATTACGGTCTCTGATACCGGAAACTCGGCTCGTCCTGTTTCGGTGTTCTATGGTCAGCCAGATAAAGAAATCCATCAGCAGTCATATCCATATATAACCATTGAATTGATTGGAATTGCTGAAGCTTTTGACCGTGCCATGCGTGGGTATATAACCACGCCATATACCCCAGAAGGTCAAGCTGGTCCTATAGCTACTTGGGAACCAATTCCAGTAAACCTTGACTATCAGGTCACCACCTACTGCCGTCAACCACGACATGATCGGGCGATGATTAATGCGCTCTTCAGTCCTGGAAGACTGCCATTTAGATTTGGTCAGCTATATATCCCTGAGGATGGGACCGCCCGTCGTCTGGATGTTTTGAGCTTCACCAAAAGAGATAGAACAGAACAGGATAAAAGACTGTTCAGTAACGTCTATACTATTCGTATTAGTTCTGAGCTCTTCCCAGAAGTCTTCTCAGAAATCTACGAAGTTACACAAACGCCCAAGATCACGTTTAACTATCAAGACCATACATACGGTTCATAAAACGCTCACCACTAGGTACCTACAGAAACCAACTATAACTAAGGAGTAAACCGGAATGGCTACATTTAGTAGACCCGGCGTCTTTGTACAAGAAGTGCCAGTAAGCCAGACAGTTGAACTAACTGACAATGGCTCTGCTGTTGGCGCTTTCCTTGGAGCATTGCCTTCAGGAAAGTCCTCAGCACCAGTACTCGTACGTTCATGGAAGAAGTTTGTTGATAGCTTCGGAGATGTACAAGATGCTTATCCAACCACTTGGGCTGTCTATAACTTTTTTGCTAATGGCGGTAACCAAGCTTACGTTCAGCGTGTCCTAGGTTCAGGATCCGCAGCCTCATCAGTTGTCTTGACAGACAGCTCATCTTTGTCAACCCTTCTAGTAACTGCATCTAATGCTGGTTCATGGGGCAACTCACTCTCAGTTCAGGTAATCAATACCGGTGCTGCTGGTCGTTTTGCTCTCTACGTATATGAATTGATCGGTGGAACTTCAACTCTTATTGAGCAGTTTACTGATCTTTCAATGTCAAGCACTGATCCACG